CGGTCGCCAAACCCGGCACCACCGAACTCAGAATTGAGCTCAGCCACCTCATGGGGGAGGAGGCGGTACCGTAAGTACAGCTCGGCGTCGTCGACACTGAAGGTGCGATCGTCAGCCAAGGCATATTCACCGAGGGATTTGGTCCCGGCCTCATAGACGGGTTGTTGCTGTGTGTGGTCGGTGTTGACAACAGATTTCAAGCGCCTCAGCAGATTGAAGTCGACATTTGGATACAGCCCTTGGAGTAATCCAGCCTGGAAAGCTAGAGCACGGGGAAGTAAGTCGCCTCGACCGGGGAGGTCGCCGCGGCAGGTACCATTGGCGCGAACAAGTACGCCGAGATTCTTCATCGCGCGTATTTTTCCGGTGGTATCGTAGACGGGGGAATGCTTCAGAAACTGTATGTCCTGAATGATTTCGCAGCGTTCAAGGGTGATATCAAACCCTACTTGGATGAACGTTGACACCAACAACGCCTCGAGTTCGGAGGCGTTTGTCACTTTGGAGATATCCTTCGTGGAGAGATTCGCAGCAAATAGAATCTCGGCGAAGTTGTTTAAGACGGTGGTCAGGGTGCTACCGGATGACAGACGGGGGGTTTCGAATTGTAGCGTCACGCTGCCTTTACCGTCAAGGTTCCTGACCTTGATCGGCAACTTCAGCTGCTCAATTAACCCTTGGACATCTGCCTTCATGTTATCGGGTACGATTTTCAGGATACCTTCAATCGTGTGGATATGAGACGAATCACAGGAGGCGATATCAACATTGTAGATATATACCTTGTCACCGATCCGGAAGGAGAAACAGCTATCGTCAGAGAAGTAGGTGAAATGCCAGGTGCGATCAGGGCTGATCAACCGGTGGATTTGCTCCTCAATCTCCTCGGGGGCAGGCGTGCTGCAGAAAACTGCGTCTCCATGCTCATATTTGAGTGGTATCTTCATCGCATTCTTAAGGTAATTGGTCACACGAAATCCTTGTAAGGACATGGTGATACCTAAGTCGCCGATGCTACGTCCGGGCTTGCCGTACTTGGCCCATTCGTCAGTCTTAAATTTGACCAGCACGTAGTTCTGGTCAGACCAAATCGCCTTCCCGGTGAGACCAAGCGCGCCGAGCTCCTCCCACCCTTCAACTCGTAAGAATCTCTTGGTGTGAGGATCGTCGTGATGATCGTGGGCCTCCTCGAAGGCACCATCGTATTCTTGACAGTGCTGCGAGTACAGACGTTTGATATCCTCGAGCTCGGGTTCGAGGAGCTTGAGGGCGTTCTTCTGGTGTGCCTCCAGGAAGGAATCCCACTGGATGTGGTTTAGGCCGTAACGAGGTTGTCTACAGCCAAGCATGCGGTGCTTTACAGCCACGCCCAGATTAAAATTGTTCTTCCCGTAACGGACACCGTTGTGTTGGACCGCGCCAAGGAATTGGGTACGGTAGCTAGTGTCGCGCTTCGGTGAGTCGGACTTTGGGAATTTAATCTGGCCGCGGTGAAAGAACCGGCGCCCAGAGATCACTTTACAACGATGGTTGAAGTGGAATGGCTTCTTCTTCTCGATAAGCTCTTCGACACTGTCAGTTGTTCCAACGCGATAAGGAGACCCTGGGGTGACACCATAGGTGTCGGTCCCCTTCAATGAAAATCCGACGGGCGCTCTTCGTGGTCAG